GGGGTTTGTTTCTGTATAACAGTTTCTGAAGGTGGTTGTCGGAATTGGCATTCCACCGGAAGATGCACGGTACTTCGATGTGGTGCTCACCGGAGCCTTGCTACACAGCTTATTTCCCCTGTGGAAATTATATCAAGAAAGGGTAAATGAAATGAAAAAGGTCATCATTGTGCTGGCACTGATTGGAATTTGTGCTGGTGGTGCAGTGCAGGCTGAGGGGATGCCGAAGGATTATTCAAAATATAGCGGAAGCCTGTTCCGCGTGTTTATCGTTGAAAAGAACGAGCTGCAAATCGAATTTGTGGATGAGCAGATTAGCATCGGACGCTCTGTTGCAGGAGTTGAGGAGGCAGTGGAGGCGACCGTTGGCGTGATTTTCGACAGGCTGGAAAAAACAGGATACTTCAGGACTGTAAAGTATATTTTTGACAGGGAGGGCTATACCGATATCGAGCGCGATTACTACTCCGCTCTCGTTTGGCATATTGAGGTGTATAGGCAGCGGGGGATTGATGCCGACGGGGTGAGAGAGCTTTTCACTTATATGGCTGCATCCGCTTATCGCGAAGTAACGACATACGGGAAAACCGGTGCATATATCAGATATGCGGATAAATAAAAAAGTATTTTTTTGCTACTTTTTACTTGCATACAGATAAGCAATTTACTAATATCTGTCTCGTTGGGGGAAACATTAACCGGATGAAATAATTTCAACTCAAAAGGGGAAAATCATGGAATACACAACTCAGAAAGAATTAGTGGACAAAATGGCTCGCCGAGCATATGAAATTTATGCCAACGCGAAGGAAATTTATACCTACGCCGAGCAAACTCGGGGAGCGAACGTTGCGCGGGCTGCAAAAGAACAAACCTTGACCGCAACCGCCATCATCACCACGCTTGAGGAGCTTGGCTTCGCTCAGAGCGACGTGCTGAAAAACAAGGTGCGGAGGCTTCGGGTAAAGAGCCACCGCCTCGCAGTTGCACTCGAAAGAGGGGAGGATTAATCATGGCTTTCAGGGTGAGGATGAAGGACTTGGAAATGCTGGTTGACCAGTTAAACAATGGACTCAATCGACCGGCTGCACCATATACAAAAATCGAGGGAGGAGGATATAAACCGGCAATTGGGAATTTTCACCTCTCTGCTGCATATGGAGGATATGCTCTTTACATGGTAGCGAATGAGCGCGGTGGTGTGGTGGACGTTTTCAACGTTGGACATATCCCGAAACGCGAGTTATATGACCGAATCAACTCCTACAACTGCCTCAAATATTATGCAGAAAACTAAAAAAAATAATAAAAAAATGCGTTTTTTACTTGCTCCATTATAAGCTATTTGCTACACTGCTTCTCGTTGGGGGACAAAACTTAAACTTTAAAAAGGGGAAACGACATGAGCATCACATTGGCAAAGAGACTCAGTGCAGCAGAGAAGGCAGAAGTTGAAATGTTGAGGGAAGAATTGGCTGCTGATGGTTATAGCTTTGTTGTTGCTGATTATGCTGTTTTTAGGGTTGACGGACAAATTGGCATCGGGGCAAACGAGCTTGAGTGTGTGTTTACCGACGATGATGTTTATAGCTTGGACGAAGTTGAACTTTAATAACAAAGCAAAGGGGAAATGACATGACTGAGGCACGCGAATTGATTAACAGAAAGTTGGTGGAAGGCAAGTTGGCAGAATTGAACATCAGCGGGATGCCAGTGGACAAGATTGTGGCTGACGGCTCGGTGCAGGTGTTGGGGGAATTTGAGGTTGAGGACTTTGGCGCACTCAGCGACCTTTATATGCACGGGATAGCAAAAGTATCGGCAGGGTTTAACGACTCGACCGTGCTGGTGAGCGTTGATTACTCATGGGTATTTTTTGACGGTGGCAGAAACGGAAAAACGATTTGTTACCGGTACGACATCGAAAGCGGAAAATGGACTATTAGCTAAAAGGGGAAAACATGGAATCAATCAAGGAAGTATTGATGCGGCGTGACAACATGCCGGAGGATGAGGCTGATGAGTTGATCGAGGAAGCGAAGGACGCTATCGCGACTTATCTGGAAAACGGGGATGTTATGGCAGCGGAGGAAGTATGTTATGAATACTTCGGGCTTGAGCCGGACTACCTGATGGAGCTGATTGGATGATTAAGCTGGTAATAAACAAAAGAGGGCTCGCGTTTGCAGTGGTGGACGTGAGCGAGGACACGAAAAAGATACCGGTTGCAAGCTGCAACCACAAAATGACACTCAGGGTGAGGAAGCCCAAAACTCGGAATGAGAAGATTGATGCCGAATACCTGATGGAACTTAAACAAATTGACGGAACTTATCATTACTAAAAAAGGGGATTTATCATGAAAAAGGGAATTATCATTTTTATTGTTTGCTTGTTTGCCGGAAACGCTTTCGCCGAAATCGACTATACTCGATATGATGTTGACTATCAAAAATCAATTGCAAAAACTGTGGACTCGCTTGCGCGGCAGGGGGTGGACGGTAAAAATGCCATCAACAATCTTGCACTGGAAGCACTCGACTTTGCCAAAACAAACAGGGGGAGCGAGGTGCAGGAGGACGGGCTGATTGAGCGATTTGAGGAGCACCGGAAGAAGCTCGTTGACGAGGAGAACAATAAACTGCTCAATATGTGCAACGGAAATCCGGCGTGCGTTGTTGAGGCAGGTGGCAAGCGTGAATATAAACCGGTAACAGACTATGCACCGTTTAAGCTCTTGAGCGGCGAGGAGTATGCCTCCTTTATTACAATGATGATTAAGTGGCACAATGACAAGGTTGAATTTGGACACTCAGACCACTGGATATCCGGTGCAACACCAGCCATCACTCAGAAGAGCTGGAATTATGGCACATACCAGAAAGCCCTCATCAAGAAGGAACGCTTTAAAGGTATCAAGACACTTTTTGGCAGGGGATAACATTTTAACCGGTGCGCCGATGGGCGGCGTGCAAAACAAGACACCGAAAGGGGAATGTAAATGAAGAAATGGGTTTTGGCAGTAACATTGATAGCGGTTGCAGCGACGGGAGCTTATGCCTTTGGAAGTTACTGGCGGCTAATTGATAGCCAACGCATCCAGAGCGGGTTCATGTGCACATATGAAAATAATGGCGCAGTACGAACGACATACAATGCTTTCGGATGCCCGTACTCAATGACAAACTAACAACAGGAAGCCGCCCTCTTAATCGGGGGCGGTTTTGAGGTCTATCATGGCAACATTAAAAATCAAGAAATGCAAAATGTGTGGTGAGGAATTCAAGACAAATGTTTCGACGCAAAGGGTCTGCTCATTCAATTGTGCAGTTGATCTCGCGGAGAAGGAGAAAGCAAAAAAGAAGGAACGCCAGAGGAAAGAGCTGCGAAAAAAGGTGCAGGAAAATGACAAGCGACACCAGCTCGCACTCACGCAAAAAGTATTCAACGCACTCAGGCGCGAGGAGGAGCTTCAATGGTACAGGAACAGAGGGCTTGAACCGGTTTGCATATCATGCGGAAAACCAAAGGGGAACGACACATGGAGCTGTGGACATTTCAAGTCTGTTGGCAGCAATTCCGCACTCCGCTTCGATGAGCGGAACACATACCTTCAGCACAATTGGCGATGCAACAGCCAAAAATCCGGAGACATTGTAAATTTCCGAAAAGGCATCCTTCACAGGTTCGACAACGGTCAGGAAATCCTCGACTACCTAGACAACCATGAGAAGATTAAGAATTGGACGTGCGAAGAATTGATCGAAATGAGAAAGGAGTTCAACAGGAGGCTCAGGGAACTCATGAAAAACAGCCTGTGACAGAATATGTCACACCAACTGCACAAAACTCTCAGGAGTTCAAAATTGCTTATTTTACAAAGGGTTGATATAATAGTGACTGATTCACGGACAAAAATAACGCAAAACAGGAGCAGATTGCTAGGTCGCTCCACCGGTAGCAACACCGAATTTCTAATCAAAACAAAAGGGGTCTATTAATGAGCGGGAACAAAAGAACGATAAATGGGAAGGGGGAAAGCCGCTCTCGCCCACTGTTCGTCAAAGACCGCAACCTCCGAACATCCATCATCAAGTGCCTCAAGCTAGGCATGTCAATTAACACCACAGCCAAGATAGTCGGCATCAATGCCAATAACCTCCGAAAATGGATTAACAGAGGGAACGAGGTACACGTAAAGCCAACGTATTATCAATACCAAATCAACGATGAAGCCTATGAACAGTTCTTCCTCGACGTGCAGGAAGCATCCCGCGATGGTATCCTGAGACGGGTTGCACGGATAGACAAACACGCGAACAAAGACTGGAAGGCTGACAAGTGGTTGCTTGAATGCCAACATGCAGACCTGTTCGGACGACCATCAACAGAGCTATTCGAAAAGATGGAACTGCAAATCAGCACAGACCTGTCTGACTATGACGCTCAGAACGCCGACCTAGAACTCGATGACGTTATACAGCTAGCCGACAAGATGGGCGTTCCGTTGCCAGTTGTGAAAGAACATATTGATGAGTGACCTCACCTTATACGATGTCAGCCTGATAAAACGCTTCTGGATAACAGCGAGCAGGGTTGACTTCCTCGCTTTCCGAAAATACATGTGGCACGGGTACTATAAACACGGATGGTTCTTTGAAGAACTGACCAACCGGTTGCAGCAGTTTTACAATGACCTCATGGCAGGCAACCGCCCGAAGCTCATCATCCAGACACCACCACAGCACGGAAAACAGTGTGCAGTTAATACGAGGGTTCTCACGACAAGGGGGTGGATGTTTCACGGTCGGTTGAGTGTTGGTGATTTTGTCTACCACCCAAGCGGCGAACCGACAGAGGTGGTGGCATATTTCCCACAGGATGAACCATGCACACTTGAGGTCGTCACCACAACCGGTCAACGCATAAAGGTTCACCCCCGACATGAGTGGACGCTCTATGACAGGAAATATAAAGAGGTGGTCACTCTTGAAACACAAAGCCTCGGCGACTTGCACTATGGCAACGGATACAGGTGGCAACTCCCGAAGGTCTTAATGCGTGGCAGGAACGAAATTGTCTATATCAAGAACGTGACGGTCTGCAAGCCTATCGAGGGAAACTGCATACAGGTCGCATCCCCTGACGGGCTGTATCTGGTCGGGCGGCATCTTGTAGCAACACACAACAGTGAAGCCGCGGTTGACTTCATCGCTTGGCTGGTTGGGGTAGAGCCGGACTTCCGAACAATATATGCCTCATACTCAAGGCGGTTAGGCGTGCGGGCAAACCAAAAGCTCAGACGGATTATCTTGACGCAGAAGTATAAAGAGATATTTCCTCACGTTGAATTGCCTGCACCAAACACAGGATACTCTCTCACGACAGAGCTGGTTGAATTTCCAAACAGTCACGGAAGCTTTCGGAACACGACTGTCGGTGGTGCAATAACCGGCGAGACTCTTGACCTCGGCATATTGGATGACACCATAAAAAACAGGCAGGAAGCAAACAGCCCGCTCAAGCGTGAAACCGTTTGGGAGTGGTTCACCGATTCCTTCTTTACCCGCTTTGACAAGAAGGCTGGTTTCCTCATGGTGCTGACACGCTGGCACACGGACGACCTTGCAGGCAGGCTCATTGAGAAGCTAGAGGATGTCGACGTTGTTGTCTATGAAGCCATCGCAACACAGGACGAGAAATATCGCAAAGCTGGTGAGCCATTATTCCCTGAACACAAACCGCTCGACTTTCTGTTGCAGCGGAAGCAGGCGATGTCGAAAGAAAACTGGATGGCATTGTACCAACAGTCGCCTGTTATTGTTGGCGGCAACCTGTATAAAACTGAGTGGATAAGGGAAGTTGACGAATTGCCGACCATCCGCTATCACAAATTCATCACAGTTGACACAGCACAGAAAACGAAGGAGATAAACGACTTCACCGTCATGGCTGCATGGGTTGTTCATGGCGACAAGCTCATCCTCGTTGACTGTATGCGGGCGAAGCTAACTGCACCACAGCTCAGACGCACGGCTATCGAATTTTACGAAAAGAACAACGATAGCTTGAGGTATATGTATATTGAGGATAAGGTAAGCGGGACAGGACTAATCCAAGAGCTTGAGGAAAAGGGTTTAAGGATAAAGCCTATCGGTCGGGGAGTGGACAAGATCACCCGTGCTCTCGATGCTATCCCTCATATTGAGCAGGGCAAGGTCTACTTCTACACGGGGGTCAAAAACCGTGACTCCCTCCTTGATGAAATGGCACTTTTCCCGAATGGCGTTCACGATGATTTTGTGGACGTGCTTAACGATGCAGTCGACATCGCGTTTGTTGGCAACCGGTTTGATATTCGCGCTTTTATGCAATAGGAGAATTTTATGGACGCGGAACAGTTAAAACTTGATAGCTTTCGGAATGTGGTGGCAGGCATAAGAGCCGGACGAGGGAAGAGCCAGTTTGCCGATGTCAACAACACTTCACTTCGTAACATGTTCGACTACCTTGACCTCATGTACGAGCTTGACTGGATGTGTGCCAAAATTGTGGACGTATATCCGAACGAGGCGACCCGCAAAGGGTGGAACGTGACAGGCATTGAGCAGGATTCCGTAGAAAAGCTCAAGTATTACGACCGCGAATTTGAGATCGTTGAAAAGATCAATGAGGCTTTAAAGTATGCTCGGCTGTATGGTGGTGCAGGTATCCTCCTGAACGTGGTGGACGGCAGCGACCCATCTGAGCCGCTCAACATTGAGAGCGTGACTGAAATGCTGACGCTTCCGGTACTGGATAGTCGCCGGTTGCAGCCATTCCGCATCGACAGAAACCCCCTCTCAAAAACATATGGTCAGCCGGAATTATACAAGATCACCTCTGAGGGAGCATCCACTGTCGACATCCACCGGTCGAGGCTGCTTCTTTTTGAAGGTGCAAAGCTTCCCTATTATGCCAAGAAGCGAGCGAACTATTGGGGCGGGTCTATCCTGCAACGTGTCCTCGACCCGATCAAGGACGCAGGGATTATTCATGGTGCAGTGGCAGAGCTTATCAACGAGGCGAAGATCGACATCATCAAGATGCCGAACCTCACTCAGTTGCTTATGAGTAACGACAATACTGCACTTGTGAACCTTTACGAAAACATCAATATGCAAAAATCCGTTACTAACTCCATCCTCCTCGATTCTGAGATGGAGTCAATTAGCCACACATACCAGTTCGGCGGGCTGCGAGACATCCTGATTGAATGTATGGTGACGGTATCGGCTGCGGCAGAGATTCCAGAGTTTATTTTGACAGGGCGAAGTCATGGTGGGCTTAATGCAAGCGAGAAGGAAATCTACAATGCGTTCCTCGATAAAGTTTCCTCCTACCAAAAGGTAAACGCATACAAACCTCTCCTCTCCCTGTATGAAATGTTCGCCAAAATCGAGGGCATCAATTATGAGGAGCTTGATATTGAGTTCGTTCCGCTTAAACAGGAAAGCGAGAAAGAGCGTGCCGACCGGATGCTAGTTGAAGCTCAGACCGACCAGATTTATGTCGGGCTTGGAGTCCTGCTGGAAGATGAGATTCGGAGCGAGCTGATTAACCGCGACGACTACAAGCAAATTGATGAAAACTTGAACCTCGACGACATAGCTGCACAGGAATATCAGCAGGAGATCGACCGGCTGAATGCGGAAATGGAAGCGCAGGCAGAAAACCAGCCACCAATCGAAGAGCCTGCACCGGCTGGTGAGCCTGCACCAAAGGCTGACAGCGAGGAAGCAATCAACGCCCTCAAGCTTCAAGAGAACGCACTCGACATGCAAAAGAACGAGCTTGACGGTGAGATGAATAAACTCAAGGAACAGGAGCAGCGGCTTGATATTGATATTGCCGAGCTGGAAATTCGTATCGCTGAAATGACAATACGCGGTGAGGACTTTTCACAGCTTGAGCTTGATAAATCAGTCATGGAGCTGACTAAATCCAAATTGGAGCTTGAGCAGGAATTGCTCAACCAGAAGCGGCTCGAAATAGAGGTGCAGGGCGAGGCGATTGACCGGCAAATCTTAGAGCTTGAAAAGGTGCTCTTGCAACAGGGTAAATGATGGAGATCACTTTACAGCAACCATCGGCGAATTCGTCCGAGCTGAAATACAAGCGGCTTCTGACCGGTATGATAAATGCACTGGCAGACGAGCTGAAAGCCAGACTTGCAATCTACTTTCCTGAAAAGCGTCCGAAGGCAGATGCAAAGCTGGACGACACATTCACGGATATTGAGCAGGTGTTTGAAAGCATCCGCAAAGAGCACACCAATGATGGAGCGATTGTTTACATTGTTGGCAAGGACGTTATCAACAAGAATGACGCTGACTTTTTGAAGCAGGCAACCAAGAAGATCGGCATCGACATCAGCGGCAACGTGCCACACTTTGAGGAGCATCTTTCATATTGGGCGCGGAACAATGCAAAAATGATCTCCACTGTCAAAGAGGAATATCTGACCAAGATAGAGCAGGTGGTCATGTCAGGGTTTGCCAATGGCTTGAGCCGGAACGACGTTGCACGCATGATTAATCAGCAGACCGGCACATCATTAAACAACGCCAAGCGCATCGCCCGCACGGAGGTCAACAAGCTCAACTCGGCATATACACATGAGAGATATGAGCATTTAGGT